AACTGACATTTGCAAGATTTCGGAAACTGTCTTGTGTAGCTTTTCGGCTAAACCAAAGATATTATGTAATTCAGCATCATTCTTTAGTTTTTTTTATAATCCTCAATATCTTCATTTCCTGTTCCCATTATCTTTGTGGCAACGTCTGCAATTACATTTGTGTCAGCTTTAGTCTTGAAGGCTAGAATGTGCTTGGCGTTAAACATCTTATCGCCATCTTTCGTTAAGGCTTTTTCAATGATAACGTCAATGAGTACAAGCAAATCAGTATTCGTAGCACCCTTGAATATCTTTTGTTTCTCAAGCATATTAAAAGGCTTGGTGTAAATAGCTTTATCGCCAGTCAAACCCCACTCTGGAACTTCAATTATCTGCGTGTCTAGCTGACTAAAATGGTCACGAATACCATCAAAGTAGTCAATTGATTGGTCTGACATTTTAGACTGTTCCGATGGTCAACCCACCATTACCTTGTAGAGAAACAGTTCTAGTTGTCACGCCATCTAACGTAACGCCTACAGACATTCCAGTTACAATTCCAGTACCGCTAAACTTTCTATCTCCAGATGCACTTCCTTCTGGCATAAACTCAAAACTAGCACTCGCACCCTGCACTAATGTTGTTTGTCCACTATCAGTTTCATCAAAGTTCATATCTATGGAAGCGGTGAATGTACCCCTGCCAACTAAATATGATTTCATTGAACTACCTAACGCTGTATCCTCAACAACATCGTGTGTTGTATCTATGGTGAAGCCTGTGGCGTTACCGACCGCAGTACCCCCAACATGAACAACCCCTTCTTTTCCGTGATGTGTAGCCATTTTTTACTCCTTTTCTTCTTTAGGTTTTTCGACTTTTTTAACAACCGCCTTTTCGTCATGTACCTTATAGCCATTTTTTTCAAAATGTTCTACATGGTCTTCGACACATTTTATAATACTTTCGCCTTTTTTCATAGTCACATTTTTAGCCATTATGCACTCCCTCTAGTAAATTCATATATTACCCTTGCTGTTATTCGTACCCCACCATAAGGATATATTGTACCCTCGTCCGTAGATGCTTCTATTATCTGAGTATCTATAGCATTACCATTTCTAGTTATATCATTATCTAAAGTTTCTTCAACAACTTCTATAATCTGGTTTCTTACTGTGTCTATATTGGAGTTTGTACCCTTGCCGAAAGCCACAATCAAAAAGTCTATCGTTCCCCTATATGTACCTGCACCTGTGTCACCTATACTAGATACTTCCCTTGTTTCATCACCAGATTGAATAAACATAGCAGGAAATTGAGCATCACTTAGTTCTTCTACCTCAAAGGGTTCTCTAGTTATCTTTTTGAACTCAATAGGACTACTAACCGCATCTAGCTTTGTAATTATGTCACTTGCTATATTTTCTCTTTTGCTCATAACCGCATTTCTTTAAAATAAAAACTCGCAAACTCTGCTTTTAACTTATCTTCTTCTTTATTGCCTATTGCAAAGAATGGTCTTGTTATACGCCTTTTACCTACCCCAAATGTGTCGTGATAACTGGCTATCTTTGCTCTTTCCATGTTTGAGAAGAATAATGTACTTTTTAAACCACCTGTTTTGAAATCTAAGCTACGAAACATCTTGCCTGTATCCGTTAGGTCTACGAAACCTGTTTGCCTACCCCTTTTTTTACGGCTTTTTACTGTGCCTTTAGCGTATGCCCTCATTTGACCGCCATCTGGCAACTTACCAGACTGTGTACGCTTGGTAATCATAAGAACCGCCATATTAGAAACTCTATTAAGTGATTTCTGTATGACCGCCTTTTGTTTCCTACCTATGTTCTTTAAAAGGTTAGTGACACCAATAGAATTGACGTTAACTTTTACATCAACTGCCATTATCTAACTAATCTCAAATAATGTAGGGTTTCTTTTTCTGAGTCGGATACTGTACCACCACCATCTTCATCATACTCTACACCATCTCTAAGAATAGCTTGAAATTCTTCTTCGTATCTATCCCTATAGAAATCAATCTGAACTTGAAAGGTGTCTTTTCCTTCCCCTGTGTCTGGGTCACGCCATTTTGTAAGAATAGGATAAACATATTTCCATAAGGTCAGATAAACAACTGATTGCGTCCATTGTGAGTTAGTCAACTTGCTATTGGTCATTTCTACCGATGTTATCTTTGTTATGTCCTTGTATCTGACTTGATGCCTGTATCTTTCCCACCATTCTTCTCTTATACGCCTTAGAACATCATTTTCAGCAAATTGTAGTTGGTCACCAAAATCCGTAACACCAAACCCTAGAATATCTGGCTGTATTTTTTGTAGATTACTATTAGCAACTGCAAATTCGGATGTAGCCATTATTCAGCCTTTTTTGTTTCTGATTTCTTTTCTGCTTTTGGCTCTGTCTTTGGTTCGGTTTTAGGCTTTGAAGACGCTTCTTTAAAACCCCTTAAATCAAAATTTTCTTTATTCATTTCATAACTATCTTTCGACCGAACTACAACTTTACCATTTCTTTCTAATTTTATCGTTTGCATAAATAATCCTGTATGTATAGGGGTGGTTTCCCACCCCATAGGTTAAGTTAATTACTGGATTGATGAATCTGCTAGTACTTCTATACCATAGCTGTCTTGTAGTTCTCCAACACCATAAACTGCTGTTGCTACAATCTCATCTGCCCTCAAACTAGCATCTCTTTGAACCTCAATTTTAAGGTCTTGCATCATTGCTAATCCTAGAGCGTCCCTGTGGAACATAGCACCCTTATAGTCACCTGCCGTACCTGTGTTAGCCATATTCGCTGTTTCAAATACTGGTACACCAAATAAAGTTCCTATAAATCCAGAACGTAACGCTTCATTAGAAATATCGGTATCTAAACCTGCATAGGTGTTTGTCATACCTCTTTTTAGGTCATGTGCTACCATTGGATGAATAACTAAAGCCAAGTCATTCATTGGCACTGAACTATTTCTAAGATTTGCGTGTGCCTGTGCAACTGTATCTGCTGAAAGTGCCGCACCCGAACCGCCAACCGATACTGAAAACCCATCAAACAATGCTGTTAGGTCTAAATCAATCTTTCTGGCTATAGCTTCTCCAAACACTCGCCCAATGTCTTGAGCCACATTTCTTGATGCTGAATTTCTAGCTAAATCAGTCAGGGTGGTCATGATACCAACTTCTGATGCTGTGATAGTAACCGATGTTGGATTAATTGCGGTATTTGCTAGGTCAGCCGCTTCACTAACTGCTGATGCTGATACTGTTGGATAAATTGGTACTTCAACCGATTTTCCACCACCTGCGATAGTGTAGTTTCTTACTAGACCCTTCATTATTGATTGCTCACTAGCTGTGAACATCGCTTCTGCTACGATTTCAGTATATAGTTCTGAAATGGTACTACTGGTTGTTTCGTCTGCCATTTAAGACTCCTTTAAAAAAAAATAATTATAATTTTGAATTAATGACAAAAGGCTGAGACATTTTTTCTTTCCTATATTTTCTATAAGCTTCCCTGTCTTTTGCGTTATTCATATCTAAATCACTCAAATTTAAAGGCTTACTGAGTTCTTGCCTATCCACATTTGACACCGAACCACTACCACTAGGGGTAGCACTTACAAAGTGTGGGTTTTGTGTTAAGAACTCTTGCACTAATTCGTCTGTGGACAAAAGTTCACCCAATTTATTGTATCTTGCTAATCCATTTTTATCAAGTATTTCTACATTGCCTGTTTCATTTAGCTTAATATTTTCTTTTAAAAGCTCAACTACTTGGTCTGGATTTATAGCTTTATTCTTGGATGCTGAAGATAATAACGACTTGTTTATCTTGATATCTTTTAGCTGACTTTCTAAATTCTGTTTCTCTTTATTGAACTCTTGGGTTCTTGTTTTTAGTATTTCTTCAAACTCACCCTTTTGAATACGTTGCTTTTCTTCTGCTTCTTTCTGTGTCTTTACAGCATTAATAGCAATGTCCAAGTCTTCAACACCTAGCTTTTTATACATAGACCCTCTTTCTTTGGCTAATCGTCTTTCAACAATATTATTTAATTCATCTTGGGTGAATGTTTGTGCTGTTGGTGTTTCTTGCACTTGTGGTTCTTGTTCTGTGGTTTCAGTAGTCTGTTCTACTTGGTTTTCTTCAGCCATTTCTTTCTCCTATATATCCCAGTCTGGGTTTGTTGGAATCCAAGTGTGCCGACAACGATAACCACCACGAACTATAAATGGGTCACCTGTAGACTTGCCTTGCCACCCTTGATTATTCCAAGTATCCCGAATTTCTTTTTCGGTTAATGTTTTATTTAACATATCTCTACAAAAAGGTCTACTATCTCTTACTAACGTTCCTGTATAGGTAAAATGTGTTAACCCTGCGTCTTTTGCTTTAGCTACTGTAAACTGTCCGTGAAACTGCATTACTGAGTCATGTGCTATCTGGCTTGCGTAACGTCTTAGGTTGTTACCTGCCCTGTCACTAGCATATTGTGTATGTAGCTTTCTAACCGCTTCTTCTACCTGTAGTTTTTTAGCACTATCAAATTTGTTTTCGTTTATAAAGTCTACCAGTTCATTTATTTCTGCAACATTAGACTGCTTATACACTCCGTTGATATGGGAACGAATATTAGTAACCATGTCATCAAATGGTCTACCTGCTATGGTGCTTTGATATACTTCGTCGTTAATTACCTTTAAAAATCTCTCTGCTATATCTTCAAAGCCACTAAAGGATTGAGTTTTGAGTGCGTTCAAGGTTGTTAGGTCTACTTCAGTTAGGCTTTTAAACTTCTTAGGTATGGGCATTTCGCCAAACGTATCTAAGACCTCTTTTGCAATCTTGTTATATTCTTCATTTATTATGGTATCGGCTTCTTGAAGAAATGTTGTTTCTATTAGGTTTCTAATTGCAGGTTGTAGTTGTATCGCTAGTCTTTGTGAAACATTC